AAATCATAAATACATTATTAAAATCAGAAATGGATTTATTTCTTGTTATGTATTTTTGTTCTATCTTTTTAAATTCATTTGTGTTTTTATCAAAGCTATAAGTAACTCCAGATTTAAGATCGGTAAAATCAGCTTGAAATCTTTTATTTGCCTCCTTTATTTCTGCTGTTTTATTTTTAGGAATAACCTTCAGGTCTACATCACTGATCTCCGCACCGACTGCAACCTTTCCTGCTATTGTGTTCAACAGGTCAACCACCTCACCGTCAGTGAATGTCTTCAGTCCGAACATCTTGGCCAGTCTATCTAGAAACCTCTTGATCAGATTCTGACTAGGCTTATTCATCTGTGCATAGTTGCCTGCCAGTATACCGACCAGCTCTGCAAGCTTCTCCTCGCTCTGTATGTTCTCGTCATAGTTGGCAGCGAATGCGTCGAGTGCCTGCTTAACCTCAGGCATCCCCTCAAGATTTTTTGATAAGGCCTTGATCATACGATCAGTAAGATTCTTAGCGGCCTGGTCTGTATTAACCTTGCTTAGTAGTATGGCATGGAAGACCTCGTGAGCTACAGTCCTATTGTTAGCCTTGGATACATTTATGTGTATCTTGTTAGTCTTAGAATTGTACTCACCACGAGTTGACTGCTTCTTGCTGTCTGTTTCGTTAGTCGCCTTCCTGTATGAATCCTCGGTCTCGTGAACCACGATCTCTACGCCTGGCAGTATCTTGGCTATAGCCTTCCTTGCGTTCTCTATCTGCCTGCGTATACCCTTCGCCTCCTTCTTTGGTGATGCCTTCTTTTTAGGCTTAGGCTTTGGTGTTGAGTCCTCTTCCTTTTTAAAGTCGTATCCTACAGTAAATGTCTTCAGTCCGTCCTTTGTATTAACCACAGACACGAAGTCAGACTCTGGAGAGTACTGCTCCATCTTGAAGTTGTCGTCAGACTTCTTACGTGGATTCATCTTACCGTTCTGGTAGATCATTCCCTCCGAGTGAGCGACAGACTCCTGATTAAACTCCTTAGCGAATGCTATTGCATCCTGCTTCGTAAGGCCAGGTACAAAGAACGAGTTCTCTGCCTGTCCGTACTTGCCTGTAATCCTTCTTGGCTTGTAACCCTTCTTATTAAACCACTCCTCCGCCTTCTCATTAAGCTGTCTGTTCTCCTCCTCTGTCAGAGGCTTACCCAATGGATTCTCACCAGTAAGCATACCGAACTCACCCTCAAGCTCCTTCTGGAATGACTCTACATCCTCCTGCTCGTTCTGACTTGCTGCGTTGTCTACATACTCTGGCTTAGTTCTCTCGGCCTTTCTTTCAGCCGTCTGTTCCGTGGTTGGGTACTTTACCTCAACCCCAGCTATATTATCTCTAGTCTTATCAGACCTTCTAGACTCAGGCTTTGCCTTAATTATGGCGTTGTATTCGTCCTTTATCTCCTGAGACAGGTCGGATTCATTGACCATCTTGGTAACCTGTTCCTGGCTGTACTTATCCCTGCTCCTTCCCTCCACCATTGAGTATAGCTCATCATATGTCTGAGTGCTACCTCTCTCCGATCTTATCTTTTCATATACCCCTGTTAGACCCTCCTCCTGAGTGACTGGAATTACAGGTACAAATCCCTTGTCCTTGTTGCTCTCATACGTCTCATTGAATGACTTTGTAACGGTGTTACCGTCAACCTCTTGGACATCTGTAGGTGTAAGTTCCTGAGTGGTCTGAGCCCTTGTCTTACCGTCCCACTGAGCCACTACCATCTGGTAGCCCTGCTCTCCAGCTATCTTTGTTACATATGCAAGCTCTGTGTTTCCGTCAAATGCCTTGCCTGGATTCTCCTCCTCATGCCTCTTCTTTGCCTCCTCCTTAAGATTTTTAGAGTCAGTGTTTGCGTCATACACCTTAGATTTAGGGACCTTTACAGCGTACTGCGAGTCTCCTGATACCGCTGTCTCAGCATCGTTCTGGTCCGTGTAATACATGGCCACACCGCCCACCTTTCCGACTGCAGACGCCTCCTCTCTTGAGGTCGCCCTGGTCTTGCCTGAGGATGGCTTAATTGTCTCGTATCCCTTATCTCCCCTGTGAAAGACTACCACATTACCCTCCTTATCCTCTGTAAGGTTGGCATAGTTTGAGGAGTTCTCTGGACTTATTTCTTCTTGTTGGTCTTTGGTGTCTCCTTGCTCCACTTCTTGCAGTCCCATTTCGGACTGTTCATCTGGTAGCACTTTCTCATCTGTTTCTTGCTCTTGAATGGCATCTGTCTTGCTTATTTGTTGTAACTGATTATTTATCTCTGCGATCCTGTCCGTCTGCTTGACGACTAGATTCTTATCCTTGTCCTTAACCTGCTCCTCCAGTGCCTTTCTTTCTAGAAGAAGGTCGTAAGACTGCTGCTTCTGATCTGAAGATAGTTCTGAAGGTATCTCCATCATTATTGGATATGCCTTGTTAAAGTTATTTTTAATATTATCAGCATCCTGTTCAGATAACTCTCCTGCTAGGACCTTTACATCTATCTGGTCCATTAATAGTTCTCTATAAACATCGTCTGTAAGTGACTGATATGTCTGCTCAAAGTCTACATCCTTGGCATTCTTGAATCCGTTTGCGGTATAGTTTGATACCTGAGACATCCCCTGTATAAGACCACCACTTAGTGCTCCCATCTTTGCAGCCTCCAACACTTCTTCAGTAGCCCTAGTAAATCCTTCTATGGTTGTAACACGAGGTACATTCTTGAACAACTCTTTTCCTGCTATTGCGTTGTATATATTCTTTTCAACAATCTCTGCACCCTGCTGAGTTGCCTCAGTCAGTGCCTCTGAAACCATTGCCTTTGTTATCTTCTGACCTGCACCTCCAGCAAGCTCGTTAATCACTCTCTTTATGGATTGATTCAAAGCCTTAGCACTTGCATCCTTCGGAAGGTCTTTTATGGCTCTCATTAGTATAGCCTTCTTTGCCGAACTAAGTCCTGGTTTTAATGCACTCTGCATACCAAACTCCTCAAACACACCCTCAAGCACAGCCATGGGCATTGTTAATGCAAACTTCTCTAAGTCTGTAAGGTTTGTGTCCTTGAGTTCATTCTCAAGCCTTGCCTGAGATGTCAATGCAAATGCCGCCTGTACTCCAAGCTTTGTACCTGCCCCTCCAGACATTGTAACCAAAGAAGATATAGTGTTCATAAGAACCTCATTAACAAGTCCTGCCTCAGCTATTGATTCCTGGCTTTCCTTTGAAAATGTACCCAGCGTTTTATTAATAGCACTCTCTGTCTTGTCTTTTACATATCTCTTTTCTATGTCATATATCTGATCCTCAGTGAAACCTTTAGATTTTAATTCTCTCTTTCTATCATCGCTAATACCATACGATCCAAAAAGAAACTTAGCATCAGTCATCCTGTCCTCTATGAACTCATACACCCCACTAGCTCCAGACATGTATCCATACTTAACAGCACCTAAGATACCTCCTCCCTTTTGTTTGAGTTTCTCTGCATGTACAGCAGCGGCTATTTGAATCTGATTTTCCAGCATGTCGATTGTTTCCTGAGGTACAATCTTCTTAGAGGATCCAAGTCCAAATGCAGGCATCGATTCTCTCTCTGCCTGTATGTATGATATCTGTCTTCTTATTTCTGCTGGATCCACCATGAATGGACTCTTCTCATATGTAGGCCCTAAAAAATCGTCTGTGCTGTACTCATCTACACTTCCAAATTTTTTAGGATGTAGAGTTTTAAATAATGCTAACTCAAACTCTTTAATTTTACCATCCTTTGTAACATACTTACCCTCACCCTGAGAAAGGTCAAACATATCCTTCTGAATATATGCATCTATAAGTGACTCGGACATGAACCTTCTAATCTTTCTAATTGGTTCATTTTCTTTGTCTAGATTTATCTCCATTGAATTTGTCATCTCTCCAAGAAAAAAATTTCTTATGGTTACCGCATCCTTACCATCAAGGTCACTCTTTGAAAATCTAAACTGAGTCCCTGAAGACTTTGGAAATAATTCCTGTAGGTTTTGAATTGTAGCATCCTCATCTCCAACAACAACTGCCGTGTTTAATTTAGATACCGTATTCTTGCTGTCTATCAATCTATCGTTATATAGATCCATAGGTCGTATATTTTCTCCGAGTATTATTCTTTGCTCCTCAAACTCTACATCTCCAGTTTTTTCAATAAGTCTTTGATTTGCAGCTATCTCTAGCTCTGCTACTTCTTCGTCTGTATATATCTTAGACCTGTCTAAACCAGGAGTGTTTTCTAATATTAACTTGTTTCTGAGTAGTATCTCTGACTTGTTCATACCATTCCTGTCAAAGAATGATTTATGTATATCTGCAGGCATATCTGTAGATATAAGTCCGAGAACAGATCGAGAAAGTATCTCGTCATACCCCTTATGCTTTTCAGCATCATACTCACCCTTCTTATATACCGATATGTATTCCTCTTCAGGTATGGATTGTCCTCCCTGTATTGATACTATCTGATTGTTTAGGTCAAAGAACTCCTTCTCTGACTGGTCCTTTAGTATCGGTGTCACATAGTCAGGGTTTATATCCCTAAATATTAACTCCTTGTCCTCCTCTGTTATCTCTCTAGGTATAACTGACTCTACATCTATCTTAGCCCTTCTTTCAGAAACATCTGGATCTCCCTTTAGTTCTTCTATCTGTTCCTGTATCCTTCTCTTCTGATTAAAATCCGTTGCTTTTTTATAATCAACCTCAAGTTTTTCAATCTTTGCCTGACTTTCTTCAGCCTTAAAAACCTCAGTCTCATCATCAACTTTTTTTTGTTGATCAGCCTGTATATCTGTCTCGCTGAATAGGTTTGGAAACCTTTTCATCAGGCCTACACGACTACCAAAATCCTGGGCTACAAGGCTATCTAATATTTCAAGACTGCTCTTTCCTGAATCTAATCCTTCCTGGTACTGCTTCTCTGCAGACTGGTTGTATACCCTGTCCTCCTTAAATAATTCTGGGTATGACTCAACCACCTGTCTCCTCTGTTCAGCCGTTGCATCTGGAAATAGTTTGTTTACATCTCCAACATTTGCAGACATTCCCTGCTGCTGCTGATATAGCCTGAAGTTATCTACCGCTGACTTTATAGGATCATCCTGCTTGACTGGCTCCTTAGGCTGATCTATCTGTGTCTTATCTCCAGAGATATAGAGAGTCGTTGTCGTTGTGGTCCTGTTTAGGTCCTCAGGTCTATTTTGATCCATCATGTCTAAAATCGGCTCGAATGCCGATTGATTTGGATCCAAGCCTTCTATCGGATTGTCTTCAGCCATAGTTATGATATGTTTTGATTGTTACCCCCTGAAAGGAAGTTTCTTCCTGATCTTACTAAGTTTGTAAAAAAGTTTCCGCCCTGATTGCTGGCCATCTGATCTGCTGGAATCTCTTCCGTCTGCTCCTCCATCATGGCGATTTCTATTTTCTTTGGGTTTGCCTTGTAGAAGGCATCTCTCTCTGCGTTGTATGTAGCCTCTGGCTTAGTACCACCAGTGGCACCAGACTTTCCGTAGAAGTATGACACCAGGTCTGTCAATGACTTTCCTTTAGAAATTATTTTATTCTTGGGATCTCCAACAGGATTTAGAGACATGTCGTACACATCTATACCATCAAGTGTTACTTCAAACCTTAGGTCCTTAGCCTCGCTTGTCTTTCTATTATTTAGAATGTCTGAGTCACCATCAGTTATTGCGGTATACAATGTCTCGTACAGATCAAAATTTACAACGTCATCCTTACCATTACCTTTGCCTTTTCCTTTGCCTTTTCCTTTGTCTTTAGTTAATGGCTTTGCTTCTACCCTTGAGTACCCAAGGTTAGACATGAACGTACTTTCGACAACTGCATTCAATTCAGATCTCTGTTCAGCATTAGGATTGGGTTGGAATACTCCCTGTGCGTCAGTTATGTTTTCAACAAGAAACTTGTCGTTATCTGTCATAAAATCTTCGTAATCTTTGCTGCCTTCCTTAAGAATATCCTCACCCCTCACCTGTCTGGCCCCGTTCTCTATCTCTACTAGATCATACATTTTATTGGCGTAATCCTCTTCATTGAAGAACGACTGGTACCTGTCATCGCTCTGCTTGAGTGTGTTGTAGATAAGTCTAGGATTTGATTTTATGTATGCCTGGGTTCTTGATATAGCGTCAGGGACACCTGGATTCATAACCTCACCTCTTTCGGTCATGTAAATGTTATTCCTTACCTTTCCATCTACCGTCTCTATGTCCTCAACAAGTGCCTCCTCATATGAGGCGATGCCAGCAGATCTATCCTTCACAAGCTTATTAAAATTAAAGAAGTTATCGTTTATATTCATTTGCTTGTTAAGGTTCCTCATCTCCTGAAGATTGTTGGGGTCACCTATTATGCCCTCATCATTTAGCTCTGCAAGAAAATACTTCCCCAGCTTTGGATCCTGGTATATGGTTTTGTTCTTAAGGTCTAGAAGCTTTGTCCTCCACTCTATCAGGTCCTGCTCGTATTGAGAGCCCAGAGGATTCCCGTCCTCCCCAACCTGCTGACGCTCAAGGCCAGTCTGTATGGTTTGATCTATGGTCTTCATGGTCTTTGAAAACTCGGTCCATGACGATGATGCGTTATTCATGAAGTTCCTGTACTCGTTGTGGTTCAGCTTACCAGACTTTACAAGCTTATTCATCTCGTAGCTGTTATTAACACCCTGTGTAACTGCACCGCTAACAAGTGTATTAACGTCTTGAGACTGGAAGTCTTCCGTATCCCTAACGGCATCCATGTTATCACGACTCAGCTTGTCGAAGTACATGTCCTGAACGCCTCTCCTTGCACCTATCTCCATAAGCCCCTGTGAGAACTCCGACGTTAGTTTCCCCCAGTCAATAGCTGGGGCTGCCTTGTATCCTATATAACTCTTGTCTGCCATTTTTATGGGTTTTGTTGTGTTCCAGCTTGAGCAAGTAAGTTAGTGGTTTGATTTGCTCGTAAATTTTCTAGGTATGTACTCCCGTTTCCAGATTGTCCAGATTGTCCTAGTGCTTGTGCTGCAATCTGTCCCGATCCTGCCGCCCCAAGAAGTCCGCTGAATATACCCTGAACCGCTTGATTTTGTTGTGCCTGTGCGGCCTGTGATGCGGCCTGTGCGCCTGCAAGCTGGTTGGCCTCTATACCGAACTCTCTCTGAGTACGTCTCTGCTCTATACCCATAGCCGCCTGTGACTGCATGGTATCCCTCTTGAACTGAGCCTGCTCTGCCTGAGCCGCAAGCTGTAGATCTGCCGCTGCGCCTGCCTGTGCAACCTTTCCGATTCCACCTATAACACCTGCCGCACCAGCACCCTGAAGTGCGGATATGGTTGATACATCCCTCTGAGCCTGAGACTCCTTAGCCAGGTCGTATCCAAGTGTTGGCACCTGCTGCTGCTTCATCATGTTCTGCTCCTTGACCCCACGCATAGCGGCCTCCGCCTTTACAGCCTGAGCGTCTGCAGCCTTCTTATCTTTGTTAGCCTTTATAGCCTGTCCTGCACTTATTGCGATTCCTGCACCTGCTATTATTGTTGATGTTATTGCCGCCATTTTATATTAATTTTATCATTTCCTTACAGCCCGTGCTACCCATCTCGAATCCGCACTCGCTATACCTAGCGATCAAGCTCTCGCTCTTTAGGGATGTGTAAATATACTTGTAGGACCCCTTGTCCTTAATCATCTCTGTCAGGACATTTATAAGGAACCTAATGGCGTCCTGCCTGTCATCCTCCCTGTAGTGAAAGTTTGATACCACAAACTCTAGCCATGCGGCTGATGAGTTTGTAAAGTACACAAATCCTGCACATATATCTCTTCCGTCCTTATGGATCATCACCCCTCCAAGGCCATTCTCTGGCAACATATCTTTGGGTGGAGCTGTCCATCTCCAGTCCTTCCACCACGACGATAACGTATCGTAATCATCGCATGTCAAGAGCCTAACTTCCATTTAACAAATTTAAGGAAAACTTTTGAATAGAGAACTGCTAACGGAAAACATTTCAACCTGAGTCAAGTCATCGTTCTCTAGCTTTACAGACATATAAAACCCTCTCCCACCGTATGACTCGGCCTGACTGTTCTTGAGGCCTATCAGGAAGTCGCTCGTAAGCGGTATAACTCCCGTGGTTGTATCCACCGTTATCGTGGTAGATGTCAGTCCTGTTATGTCCCCTATCTTGACCATGGTTCCGTCAGATATAGGAGGATTCACACCCGTGACTCCCATCTTGTACAGGCCGTCTCCTATGCTAACCGATGAATCTATACTGAACCCAAACGTTACCACAACAGCGGTAGGAACTGAGCTGTCTATCGACGTTGCGTTGCCTATTCCCTGTGTAGATATAGCCTTAAGGTCTATGGTGTCGTCAACCCTTCTTATGTAGGAGAACCACTCCGCCTCCTTCTCCTCGAAGGAACTCGACTCCATCTCGCCAGTGTTTAGCTCCGTGTCTATGATCGCCTTCCATGGCTTGTTTGAGTCTAGAGATAGTGTCTTGAATACCTTCATCTGCAGTGGATCGTCATTGAATACCGTTGTGATGGTGGACTTGTAAGGAGTTCCGTAAAATGTATTCCTATTTTGGTTTGTGTTGTGCTTGTACAGGTTGCCTCCTGAGAATGAATAGAAGCTGCTGTTGAGACCAATCATCCAGTCTGGAACGTAAGACCAGAAGGACGTCCATCCCTTGGTCCATATTGAATAGGTTATAGTAGACATAATACAAATTTACGAATTTTAAAGCAAACAGCTATCGACAGACTTCATCTCCATGTAGTACCTGTGGGAGCACCTGTGTTCAGATATCTCTAGATCCTCTTTATATGGCAATCGATCTGCATACTGAGCCTTGTAAAACATACCCTGGCTATTATTCTGAACGCCTGCGTTGTGGAAGAAGTACGTCTGATCCCATCTCTCTGACGGGCATGTCGCCCAGCAGAAATCAAAATCTTTAGGCACCACCACATTATGACCTGCCAGCCAGCCGTTCCATAGCTCGGCCCACATGCTTGATGTCCATGCCTGTATTCCGTAGGGATCTCCATCCTTCTTAACATGCTGCATAGATATAAGCTTATCGTAAAGTCGTATTCCATCGCTCTCCACCTTAGTCCAGTACTCTGAGTCTAGGTTCTTCATAAGCTTCTGTGCGCCACCACTGTTCTTCTGATTCTTTCTTACTATATCCTTTGATATGCCAACTATATCGCACATCGCATCCAAGACCTCCTCGCCCTTGCTCATTATATAGTCGTGACCTATATAGCTAGTGGTGTCAGAGAAGTACCAGTTGTCATCGTTAAGGTACGGACTGAAGTCCAGGTGCTTAGTGAATATAAAGTCTGAGTCATGAAAAAAGAATGCGTCACGGCTAGGGTTCTCATCGAAATGTTTCTTTAGTATGTGTGCCTGTATCGCTGGTATGTACTTCACATCACCAAGAGTGTCCTCGTAGAAATAGAAGTTAGCCACATCCCCATACCTGGAGACAAGCTTACCCCAGGACTCTGGTATGCTATTCTGAAATCCACACACGACATCTATGTCTTTATAGCCTAGTGATATAAAGTTATTTATGTACACCTCAACCTGCCAAGAGTAGTAGTCCGTAGCTGGCTGTGCCGATATAAATCTTAGTTTGTATTTTACTGACAATCGTAGCAGGAGTTATAGACAAATAATACCTCAAGCTCTGGACCTCCAGCTGCGTCTACATTAAATATCTTGTAGCAGTTTCCGTCTGAGGCCTTCACAGCCGTGTCTGATGCAAGGACCTTTGGCCCCAAGAAAAATAGCTTTCCTGCAATAATTCCGTCGCTGCAGTTCTTGTACGTGTAGTATGTCTTTGAGACCGTAGTCGTGGTTGTTGTGGTTGTTACGCCTGCACATGCCTTTGCACCCAGAACCTGACCCGTATTAGAGACCTGTATGGTATAAGCAGCCCCTCCATCGTTCACGTAGTACCACTTAAATACTCCGTCAAATAGAATCGTCCCTAAGGCGTCCGTGTAGATAAAGTCGTTAACTGTAGGAACTGAGCCACCACCGTTGTGGTAGTATGTTGAAAGAGACGGGGTAAGTGAACACGCATTAAAATCTGATGTTTGGGCACTTGGATCCATACTGAAGGCACTGATGACTGGTGCTGTAGTAGTTGTTGTAGTTGTTGTGGTTGTAGTTGTTCCAGTACAAGCTGTACAGTCTGCATATATTACGACGGGATTTTCGATTAAATAATATGGGTATGATCCTGATGATGTTCCTGTTATCTCCCAACAGTTTCCATCAGCAGTCTTGACTACATTACCAACCACTATGGCTGAAGATGTAGAGTCTAATAAAACTACAGAAGTTGTAGGCTCTGCACAAAGTGTAGCCGTGTAATAGTTACCAACGGCTGGTATTGTTGTTGTAGTAGTTGTTGTTGTAGTGGTAGTTGTGCCAGGACATGCATACACATCAGACACGTATCCGTTGTCATCTATCCTGATAACCTGCTGAGAGTTGTCAACGAAGTACCACTTGTCTCCGCCAGTGAATGGTATGAATCCATTCTGATCACTGTAGTCAAACACCCTGTCTCTAAGTGTCGGGACAGGATTAGGGCCATCGAAATACATCCTAGTAAATACAATACTTGATGAAGGCGTTATACTGCATGCATTTGAAGATTCTGTGGTGAAGTTCTGCACATCCATAAGGAATGGCTTCCTGTCTGATGGAGAGACAACATCTACATTTATTGTTCTGTTCTCACTTGTACCAAAGCAATTGGTTGCGTTGATTGTGAAAGAGAATGATAACTCTTTCACAGAGGTACCAACTATAGACCCGTCATCAAATGTCAACCCTGAAGGAAAAATAGAACTAATACATGGCGTGCCTGCTGAAACAAAGCCATCCCCACGAACTATCGTAGGAGCCGATGTTCCACATAATATTACGCTTCTACTTGCAGATACTGTTATCGTTTGACTGTTTGATTCGCAGTCTGTGTATGTGAATAATGTAGAAGAGTTGCCTCCAAATAATTGGTACTCAAGGCATGTCGTTACTACAGTAAAAGATGTTGGGCTTCCAGTAGTACTTATTGGAATGTTTACATCTTCAAGTGAGCTTATAACCACATCCTCCTGGTATATAAAAGGAACCTCAAACTCAGGACAGTCGCAGGGATCTATAGAGGTTACATTGCCTAAGGAATCAATACCTATGTATGACTTACCTGTGGGACTAGGGACCGTGCATATGACCGTGTCTATCATATGAAATGCAGTGCCTCCATCATACAACGCAGATCCATCTGAAGCCGTGTATATCCTGTCGTTTATGGTAGGAAGGTCTCCTATCCCATCGTGATAGTATAGCCTATTAGGGCACTGAGTACATACATCTGCTGTGGTTCCATTTGATATGTCTATGTAGAATGACTTTAGACTAGGAAGGATCCTGTTGACTATCCATACAGTGTCTACCAGTGGTGAATCGACTATAACTCTAGCGTCATCTATTGATGAAAATTTATTTATAATTAATGTTCCACTTCCATTATTAACGAGGCCGTCTAATGGTTTTTGTAATTTTATATCAGAGTCACTAACTCCAGCAGCTATAAGTGCATTGTAGTTAGATGATGAATTTAATCCTACATACCCCGTATCTAAATTTATAGAGTTATTCCATTGAAGCTGGAACCTGACAGGCTTATCAGTCGCTTGGAAAGACATGCCTGCTAATCCAATATTTGTGCCTAGGTTCAAGGCTATAGATCTAGACGAGGATACACCCTTAAATGAAGCTGTTCCGCTACCAATACTATCTTCATAGTCCCACATAAGATATAGGAAGTCATAGTCATTTGGGTTGCTAAAAATAAATTCTCCTTCGTAATCTACGCCATTAAATATTACTGGAACAGCGGTTGCTAATGACTTTATAAGTGCACTATCTGACTCTGAATACTCCTGGTTTGTGACCAGGTAGTATATGGAGTTGTTTAGACTGGGTGCAAAGTCTAGGTATGTAGTGGATGGGTCTCCAGCTTTTAATGTTACGGTAGATCCATTATATGGAATGTAACCTATCCCCCCAAAACCTGTTCTCTTGTCGAACAAGGCTATGCCGTTTCCGCTGAGTAATACATTATCAAAAGTATACTCGCTACTTCCTGTGTATTGATAAGACTGGTTTACCTTCATTATCCTTGGTCTATTTTGTTTCTTACAATTACATCTACAGATATAGGACTAGCTACAGCCTGTGTAAGTGTGAATGTCTGCGTTTGATTTGTGCAATACGTAACAACAAAGTTAACACTTCTAATCGAACTTGTGAAGTTATTTGCAACATTTGCATTAATAATTATCGCCCCATATCCAGAAACTGAAGATGGAGAGACCCATGACGTTCCATATCCAGTATCCACAAGACTAATCGTCCATGTTTGAGATGTTGATATAGAAAACATAAGGTAAGACAGTCCACCTGAATTACTCCTTACATTGTAACGGTTTCGACTTAGAGATAGTCTACATGGATTAACAGTCCGTGTGTTTTCTGTTGAAATAGTATACCTATTAGAGTACGGATCATAGGCTCCAATTTTTTGCGTGTTTGGGTTGTCTTTAAATTCGTCTCTAAAGTAATCGGTCATCCCAAGAGATGAAATCTCTGACACTTGTCCGTTCTCTATCCCTATAGCGGCACCCCTCCTGGAGTCTGTAAAAAACATTGACCCTGCATTGGTGGCAAAGCTTTCTGGATTATTACTAATTCCATACTCCACAGGGAAAGGTATCTCGTTACCAAGAACCTCAGGTATCGATGCAATCTGCCCACCTCCGACAGCATCATATAGCACGTTCTTTCCGTATAGAACCTTATTAATCTTGTCCTGATGCAATACAAACACATCTGTATCCCTTGCGTATAGCTTTTCAATGGATCCGAACTCTCTGTCAAGATCCCTAAAGTTAGCAATCGATAGGTTAAACTCATTAAGCCTATTTATAGAGGTGTCCCCTCTATATACACCGCTATAGGTGAGTGATGCCTCCTTACGTTCGTTCTCGTAGTCCTCTATAATGCTAGTTATCCTTGGGCTGAACTTCATCTCTGGGGCATTGAAGTCATCCTTTATCCTGTAAGACTCGACGCCATTACCAAATGCAAATGCATTGAACTGACTATTCTTTGAAGTTGTCTGGTTTATCTCTATAGAGACACCCTGATTTGTAGTGGTCTGATTTTGCTCCCATAACTGGTGGTATATTATACCTGCCTCGCTTGGCCCTGGGGCAACCCATGTCTTGTTTACAACTATGCAGTACTGGTTAGGTACCGCCAAGACTATATAGTACGGCTGACCCGTGTCTGGGTTTTCATTTGGTATGGCTGGACTTATAGCCACACTGGATACGTTATATACCTGCTGTCCTATAGAAAAGTTGTGAGGCTTATCTGTAGGCTGTGGGTTCGCAGGGTCTAATGGCCCTAGTATTGTGTAGTTTGAGACGTAAGTAAGCCACGGAAATACAGTGAGGGCATGCGTATAGTCGGCATAGTCCCAACCCACCTTATGGAGTCCGTTGTCGATGTCATACGAATCCGTTACCTCGTGGTATATCTCTACATCATTTTCTTTGGGGTCTGTCTCGCAAACTAAAGATACATCAGTCTGAACTATCTTGTATTCAACCTCGATTGTATTTCCTGGAATTTCTAATGACTCGAATCCATACCCAGGTACTATCATCCTGATAGGGAAGTTCTTGTTCTGTGGTTGCTCTGATGTATAGCCATCACTTCCAAATCCACTTGTTAGTTCGCAAGTTTCAATATTTGTACTTTCAGCGTATCTAGCCCTCCTAAATGAGATCCCATTGGATCCCACATCGTTACCATTAGAGTCATGCTGAATGAATTGCTTGTAGGCACCTGATTCAATAAACCACTCCTCTATATTTTCATACCTTGAAGGAGATGTCCATTCTTGAGTCTCTGTGTATGCATTTGTATTTCTACTGTCCGCTGTTATAGTTATTTCTATCTGTGCCCCTGCGTTTATGACTCTATCAACCTCATGTTCTCCGTTAGCCGAAGTAGCCTGATACCCACTGTTCACGCATGCCATACCTCCATATACAGGGCCTCCGCTTCCTACATCATTAATATTAATAAACCCTTCATCTGCAATATTATTTAATTGAGACATCGAAGGGGGGATGTTGTATATGCCTGCAGCTGGATATGTATCTGCAGTAAAAACAGGATACGCGTATGGGAAATGAAAATTATTCCCCCTAATATTTACCTTCCATTGATCTCCAAGAGAAACTGATGGAGACTCATACGTCTGCGTTACAGAATTGAAAGTTGATGGAAAGCTTATTGTAAACAAATTAACTACCTCAGTATAGGCTCCATCATCGCTACTCCATTGACTTACGCTAATGTTTGTATCATTAAGCAGAGGTATATTTCCAGCAATCCAATAGCTTAGATCCACAGAGTCAGTGTATCTATACGTAGTAGGATCAACGCTATCTATCTCTATGGTATACCTACGATCTTTCCTGTTACCAGTTATGCCAGCACTACCACCCATAAGAGAAGCGACCATAGCACTAGGATCTCCAGATCCATAAAATATTGTCTTATCAAGATATATAACTAACTTATCAGCTATTGGCACTGAGTCACTTCTTCCTAAATCATCCCCACCGAAGTTAGGGAAGTTTGAAGAATTAAATGTAGATACATTGTCCACCTTTATCTTAAAGTAAAGACCTGCCTTTTCCTCGTTTCCTATGAAGTTATCGCTCTTTAATTCGAACTCAAGTATCTTATACTTTTTATTTGAATATGTAGGACCCGTCCCATCTGTTTTAAATATAACGTAGTCTCCCACAGAAAACTTATCCCTGTCTGACTCGTTTATTCTAAAATATCTATATGAGGCGTCTGAATAGAACCATATAGGAAAAATGTTATAATAAGACTGACTAGACTGCTTCACTACAAGCCTATAGTTTGTAGCCCATGTGGGGGCAAAGTTTGATATATCAACCCTAAGACTATTTCCCTTCGTAGACTGAGCTGGTGGAATATATGTAGAGTTTGAGTTGCTTATCAATGCTGTTGTCATCCTTCCGTAATCGTCACCGTATATGATTCCAACCTCATAATCCCTGTCGCTTCTAAATGTAGATATTGGTTGGTTTAGTACACCATCTTTAGATGTGTATGTAACCGAAAAATTCATATCTATATCATTCCCATCACTATTAACTATGTCTCTAAATTGAGTGTAGTTACCGTATATTAATCTGTTACCTATAATCTCCTGAGCCTTTGCTTGCAAAGGAACATTGTCAAACAGCCTGGTCACCTGATCAGAAGGAAGTGGTGCGTATATCTTGTTATTATCAAAGGTGTAATCCGAGACATTGTTTGATGATATTACTGGCGACTCGTTCTTATTGATTGACTTTACAATCTTTACATTCAGACTCCTGGTGTCATAGGCTAAAATCTGAATCTCATCCACATACTCATTACCTGTCTCGAAAACAATCCGACACTGATTATAAGTGTTTACCATCGCCTTATTATTACCGTTTAGGTAATCGATCTCGTACTCTCCAGGCTTAAATGCAACGGAAGAAAACGGGGACATGGAGCTGTACTCATTATCCACGTACTTATACCTGTATGAAAAGTAAAGAAACCTCTCCTCCATGCTGCTTGATTGTACTACATCTGTTGTTATTGGGTATATAACAGGTGCCTTTAATGGTGGCCTTAGTATTACATCTATATCTATATCTATCCTGGCATCATTTACAGCGTATTCCTTGGACCTGGCTATGTTTATCTTTCTAGGGGGATTCAGGTTGTCTGTCCAAAACAATAGGGCACCAGAATCCTTATGGCCTGGAATGTAATTCACGCCCGTAATTAGATATTCCTGACTAAGGTTTAGTTGACTAGGATTACCTCCCGTCTTTGTGGATATGATAACCTGCTTAGTTGTATTATCTATCTCGTTGTATTCAAAGATTGCATCATATTCATCTGCAGATACGAACCAGTATATAAGATTAAGAGGCTCATACTCAATCGCACCAATAGTCTTTGCATTTGTAGATCCTATTACTGGTGTGTAGCTGTCCAGTATTGTAGATATATTTCCCGTAAGCGTATTCCCCAAAGAGTTTGAAATGGATCCGACATTCGAACCCTCAGACGTGTCTATAGTTATGTTAAGTGCATCAGAGTACTGTCCACCAGATAGCAACCTATCGTCAAGGTCCTTATTCATCTTACCTGCCAGGAATGTCTTATTTATTTCCATACTTACTTAATCCATTTATCCTTACCTCTGAGACTCATTAAGAGTCTAGATGGGTGTAGGTTGCTTAATCTTATCTTTGCGTTCCTTAGGGTGGCTGTCTTCTCCTTACGTGCCCTGTTTATCACGTACTCCTGAACTCCAGTCTTGTTGTTGAGAAGTGCCCACTTTATGTAGTTGTATATGTAATCCTCTGCCATCTTGTTGATGGTTATCTTGCTGTCGTCTCCGTTCTCCATTCCGTCAGACACGTACTCCAAAACGATGTGCCTGTTCTGTATGCCTGAAGAGAAGTCTATCACCCCTGCGGCCTTGTTTATAAAGAACCTTGGGTTTATATTCGCCTCCGAGGTGTCAAGACCAAACCTTCCACCCATCCTGTAACCAAAGTACCAGTCACCGTTATGATTATATCCCTGGCATCCGCTATATATACCTCCGCCAGTGTATAGTGTTTTTTGCTGACGTAGTATGTCTAACCTTGAGTCGCCAGTTACTATCTCCCCCTCCACATCAAAAAGTATGTCAAGGTTGTTGTCCTGAAGATATGCAGTCGCAGACATAGGCTGTCTGTTCTCTGTAAGCGGAAACAAAACATTCCCACTAAGTACAGACACCCTTACGTAGTTCACGTAGTCGGGAGGCATCACCATCTTAAGCTGGTCCCCCATCTCCTGCTCGATTACCTTTATGTTCCTGAGTGCGTCATAGTTTAGCTCCTGTATAGCCCTCTTTGCATGGAACAGTATAGCATACCTATCGACATTATTAACCAACTTATCATTGCCTACATACATAAGCATGAAGTTCTTTATGATGTCTGAAAGGGATACATACTGGTACTCCCCATGGTTCAAGTCTGTAGGTATGACACCTCCGTTTGTGTAGTACTGATAGTTAGTAATATATGCCATTTATTATTGTTTTTGTTGTGCGTCTTGAAGTTCCTCAGACTTAGCAGCAGCTGCTATCTCAGACTCTCTTATTGATATCCCAGAGTACTGCAGTATCTTTAGAACAAGGTTCGTGAAGTCACTCTTAGGTAGCTCAAAATCTTGGTAGTCTGCAGCCGATATGTTAAACAACGGGTCTGAATCTGTAAGACTTGTCGCTATGTATGTCCATTTAGGGTCTAGCGGATACCTTATGTATCCCATACTAATGTTTGATATAATGGTATTAGGGTAGACTATGAATCCTGCCTCGTCATGTGTGTATACTGGGTATGCCACTGTAGGGGTTGTAAGGTTTGAGGATATAAGACTAAGTATCTTATTTTGCTGCACCTTCTCTACCTCCACAGAGTTGTTATATATAAGCTTGTCTATGAAGTAGTAATTATCAGGTTCAGTAAACTCGCTACCTGTGTATACCAATGCAGATGACTTATAGAAGGTGTCTATGACGTCCGATATCTTTCTTGGTATATCAGAATACCCCTCGCCATGTAGCCTTGCATTCTGCTTGACTATGGACATGCTGTATGAGTATATATACTGCTCGAATACCTCAAGCTGTGCCTGCTTTGCAAATAGGTTGAACTCAAATGGAGTGATGTACCCCCTGTTCTCCTTGCTTATTATAGACAGCACGGTGTTCCTTACCTCGTTAATCATCTAATTCGTTTTAACAAAGATAAATAAAAAAAGGCACTTCGATTAAAAAGTGCCTTTAATGAATTACGTGATATTACTCTTACGCAATAACGATTCCGCTTACTGCCTTTGAAGGTGCTACAGTTGTTACAACATTATGCCATACAGACTGATGTGCATCAACAACTGCATTCTGAATAACGTCTCTCATATCTTCAGATCCAGATGCAACTGCTGCATGAGTGATTGTTAAAACGTCTTGAGCTGCAGCTCCACCGTAAACTACTGTTACTGTGGTTGTAGATGCCTGCTTGATGATTTTAATATCATCAGCAGAAACTAATTGATTCCCTTCACTTGTTACAGGAATAGATAAAAACTTTGCCATTGTTAAAAATTTAATGGGTTAATAATACCACAAATATACTAATTCTCAGATATCTTTTCATCTAGAAATTTGAACAGCTCTAATCCATCGTTGGACTGAAGGTAGGATGCTAATGTATACAACGGATCCTCTCCGAATGGTATGGTCATCAGCTTCTTCTTGTTCTCCTTAAGATTGTAAAAGATCTCCTTCTTATTATTTCTGAATGATAGGTATCCGTCAGATAAAGCCTTTGAAGCTATATTGTTTACACGTAGAGATGGATCATTAACAGCCTCCATAAAGTCCTGAGGATATCTCTGTGCATACAGCATCATATCTCTCTTGACCTCAGAAACCGTCATCGACGAGACTCTTCCGCCTAGTAATACATTGGCAACCGATTCTAAAGTGTTCCAATCTAGATCTCTAGCGGCAACCTGAGCATCAAGCTCGCTGTACATGAAGTCAACGTGTTCTTGAGCATCCTTATCGTTATCAAACTCATAAAACTCTGATCCATTGCTAGGGTGGTAGTGCAAGAACTCCTGAAGTACGGGGTTTGTTTTTGAGACCCTTAGTACTCCGTCTTCAAAGACAATAGGCTCTAGTATTACATTACTGTCCTGCTCGTCCTGGAATGGTGAGTTTGCGTTACGTGCATACCGAAGAGGTCTATTAATATTATTTTCTTCATCGTAGTAAAGAAGTCTGTTTCTTGGTGTGTCTCTTGACGATATGTAATAAGCCAGAGGTTCCTTGTCGTGCTTTAATAGGTATACTCTATCTTTTGGTTCGAGTACTGATTTTCTTTTTTTCATTTTATTTTAATTTAATTTTTTACAATAAAAACCAGGGGACGAATCCCCTGGTGTTTTAACATTCCCGTATTATCCCTTGAACAATACGAAGTTATTTGCTCCTAGAGTACAAAGTGCTCTTTCCGATAGGAAGTTCACTTGCATCTTATCGATGTCGTTAGTCATTGCACCACCAGCAGAACCAGTCATCCAAGTCTTATATCGACGATCTTCAGCTTCAGAAGCTCGGTAACGAACATGTAGGAATGGACGCTTTGCGTTCTTTCCAAGAACCTGATCGTATACAGATGTAGTACCAGCTGGCACAAGAACACCGTTCACATTTCCACCAACTAAACCTCCACGAAGCGTAGCATCGTTTAAGTATTTCCAGTCAGTCTTGTAGAACTCATAACCTCTCTTGAATCCAGAGAATCCAAGGTTAAGTGCCATCTCCTCAGAATTGTCAAACAATCCGTAAGATGTACCACCTGCTCCGTAAGAGTTTTGAGCCGCTAACATGTCGTCAATATCGAAAGAGAACTGACGGTTTAAGAACAATACGTTCTCAGCGATAGCACCCTGCTTGTCAAGACGTTGTACGATTGTATCAAAGTCTGCCAATGCAGATGGGTTACCAGCCGACCATACGTTACCTCTAGTCTCGATAGTATCAAACATTCCATCAGTACCTGCCGCAGTTGAACCTGCCGCTGATCCTGGAGCTGCCGCTGTTGCTGGTGAAAGGTAATTCAATGCACCAGACGTTGCCGCTGCAGGAACACCCTCAACCATAGCCATCTCTAAGTAGTCGTCAAATCGTAGACGAGTCTCATGCTCTGACTTTAGGTACCATAGGTATCCTGTAGCTCCGTTCTCAGTTGTAACCTCAACCCATCCAACTTGAGCCATATCAGATCCAGACACCTCGTAGTTGTCCTTGATGATGATTGGCTTGCAAGAGAAGATTGAATCCTCAGCCTCTAAAGACCCAACCATACCTGCAGTACCCTTACCGAACTCAGATCCGTAAACGAATGCAGTTACAGTTGTGGCAGCAGTAAATGGAGATGCAGCAAAAGCAGTGTAGTAGGCAACAGTAAATGTTGATCCTGTTACATCTACGACTACAGCCTTAGCAGACTCTGCAGCTATGGTGCTAGATGATAAAAATACAGTTTGGTTTTCTCTAAAGTTGCATATTGCACCTCCAGCCAATGTAAATACTTGCTGACCTGCAGCAGGTGCTGCGAATGCAGCAAAAGTAACCGCTTGGTATTTTGTGTGTAAACGTCCCTGCTCTGCCCACTTGATTAAGTCAGAGTTAGTAGGAAGTTCTGCACCGACCATTCTCAAGAATGATGAGATTGATCTGTTTCCGTATCGCTCAAATTCAGCTTCATAAGTATCTGGAAGATACTGATTTAAGAAGTTAAAGTTGGTGATATAATTTGTAGGCAATGTTGCCTTTACCGAACTTGGTGTAATCGCTACACCTGGAGTCGGTTGTAATGTTCCAGCCATTTTTTTTAGTTTTTAGTTTTTTTAATAATTAATCTATTGCCTCGATCTGCGTCTATGTTTCTAACCTGAAACCCCTCCTTAGGCGTGACCTTTGTAGATGAACGAGTCATGTCTATATTTTTAGACTCCTTCGCTACGTTGCCTACCGCATCTGCCGTACCTTGATCGTAAAAGTACTTTGCAAACTTTTCAGGGTTTGAAGCTACAGCTATAGAACGATGGAATCCCTCAAAGTCCTCAATCGATCCATCCTTCCCCGTAAACTTATTCACAAAGTTATTAAGGTCAGACTGTTCGTTGAGTAAGGTCTTACTGTCAGATGGCTTGTAGACAATCTTCTTATCATCCGATACATTGAACCCGAAACCTTCGAAGTTCTCAGAGAATAAGTCGCTAGTCTTACTTGAAAAGTGTTCTGCCCTCTTAGTAATTTCCTGCTCGTTTTGCAGTCGCTGCTCTTTTGTTTCCTTGTAGCTATTGAAGCTCTCTCTCTCCCCCTCTGGAACAAAGGAATCCCTTGACTCAAGTGGAACCTTGTACTGTTCTTTTAAAGAATTGAAGTGCTCTCTAGCCTTAACAAGCTCTTTCTTTTTCGCTAACTTCTTGGACTTAATCTCTCTCTCTTCATCGAGATCTTCATCATAAGAGAACTTGTCCTCTATCTCAAAGCTTAAATCCTCAGGATCCAATCCCTTGTTCTGCTCTAAGTAGTAGTCAAGTAGTAGCTGGTCGTCACCAACATCATCATAATTTTTGTTAATCTTAACGAAATCATTGATGTCACGACCTGTCTCTTTCTTGTACTTCAGGAATGCCGAAACATCCTCAGGTAAATCTTCGTTGGCATTACGCTGCTCGAATAATTCATCCAGGGAATTGATCTCCCTGTCGTACCTCTTGCCAATATATGAAAGAACGTCTTCGTCTTTTAAGGACGATTCTTGTGCTTCGCCTTGCGGCTGTATTGTTTCCTGCTCTTGTGAGGCGGAGGAACCCTCAGGGCTTCCTTCCATTCCTGCACCGTTAGCGTTGTTGTTTGCATTCTCTGCGTTTTTTAAAAGTTCATTCTCAATCTCCTGAGTTGACTTCTCTTCAAACTCAACAGCTTTAACCTTAAATTCTTCTGACATTATATTTTATTTTATTTATTCACAAAGTTAATTAATATTTTTGTATCCTACTTAGGGCCAAAAGAAGATAAGTCAAATCCATCAAGGGTATCTTCCGTACTCTCAAAATTCTGAGGAGGTAGATTATTCTTTCTTTGGTTTATTAGTTTAGACTGCTCTGTATTCTGCTGACTTATTCTTTCAGACTTAGACTTCTCTCTGTTGTCCTCTCTAGTCATCAAGGACTCAGCCTCTATGCCTTTAAGCTGCATATTGTATTGGAACTCTAGATCCATTAGATACCTCTTCGCCTCAACCTCGGCATTCATCTTCTCAATCTCTAGCATAGCCTCGGACTGCTTAACCTGAAGCTTGGCCTGAGTCTCAAGCTGTATCATTTGAGACTTCTGTTGAGCTGCGGCTTGCTGTGTCTGCATGTTAGACTGTGTCTGCATCTGAACCTCCTGCTGCTTCTGTTTCTGCTGCTGATCCATACGTCTACGTCTCTTGACCTTAAGCATCTCATTCGCAAGCTTTATGTTGCTCATGCCTCTTATGTCTATGGCATCCTCTAAATCTATGGTCTGCTGCTGTAGTGCTATGTTAATATTAGCCTCAAGCATCTGCTTCTCCTCTTCGTCTGGTGCTATTTCTATAAAGATACCAAAGTCATAAAGGTAAAGATCCTTTATCTCATCAAGTATAGCTACGTTGTACTTTCCTATCTGCATTGCAAACTCTTCTTTGAAGTCTGCATACTGAAGTATGTCACCGATTCTCAATGACACACACTCCGCAAGCCTCCTTGTTGCGTATAGGCCAGCATTAAGTATATGCCTCGTCGCAGTGTTAGAGCTCAATGCCGCTAACTTCTGCACACCAACCAGTGCGTCAGGGTTTGGACTTGATCCATCCCGTGCTGAGTTTATACCCGTCACATCCCTAATCATATTAAGGTAGTGGTTATAGTTACCAATAAGTGCAGCCATCTTAGACTGACCACTATTGGAATTAAGTTCTTGTATAGGAATCCTGGCATTATTAAACTCGCCCTCCTGCGTATAGCTTCTACCGATAACACTACCAGTCTGAAAGTATAGCTTCAGTGCATCCTCAGGGTTATATGCCGCCCCAGTACCTAGGTCAACCTCATTGATACCATCGGCATCAATAAATACCCCGTCAGGGACAACCCTAGACATCACCTGCTGTAGCTTTAGATGTGTAAGCTGTATCTGGTCTGCAAACGGAATCATTCTTCTTACGAGTGACTCTATATTGCCCTTGTACATCCTAGGTGCATGTGCCACATAGTTAGGCATAGCACTCTGAGATGCTGACTTAGGCCTAACCATATTCTTTTCAAGGTTCCACTTTAGGAGTATGTTAGAACCCCCGACAAGTATACCCTCGTACCACACCTCTCTGGGTGCCTCTATTATTTCAAATGGGATACCATCGCCTGTAGGCGGATTAAATGTATCACCTTTTCTTATTACTCTTTCGCCTCCGTTTTCTAGTAGTTTCTTTTTCCATACAAACCTCTTGCTAGTCTTATAGTTGAAATACATAAGGGTCACAACCTCATCTAGGAATGCCCCCTCCTGATAGTTTCTAACTATTGGAAAGTAATTATTCCATGCAGAGCTAGAGTTCTTGATCTCTGTAAGCTGCTCGTCAGTAAGGTCTGGATTTATCTTAAGTAGTTCCGTGTAATGAACCTGCTTCACCTCTCCGAAGTAGTAGCAGTCTGAGAAGTCTTCCTTCTCCGTGTAGCTGTGTATCCAGTTAGCTGGATCAACGTACTCAACATTAACCCCGTCATTGACAAGGAACTCATGCTTCATAACGCCTATACCTATGGTGGTTACATCGTAATCAAATTCCTTCTTTACCTCATCAAACTTATTCATCTTGAATATGGTATCTATGGCAACCTCTTCAGCTATCTCTATGCCAGGCTTATAATTGATCTGCATGTATAACGAAAGCTCTTGATCGGAAGATGGTAGCTCGCTTGGATCCATGTTAAACTGGTCAATACCAAACTCGTCCTTGGTTTGCTGTAGGAAATCCTTGGAGACCATATCCTTCTCTATCATCTCCTGGAACTGGTTCTTCTTCTCTGCAGACATTACGTCCTGAGCCTCGGCCTTTACCTTATAAAGCCTGTCATTCATACCGTTAACAACGATATCAACAAACTTAGGTATTATAGGTATAGGGCTCCAGTCTAGGTTCAGCATGGACATGTCGCCATTTATAGCCAACTCATCCTTATACTTCTGCATAGGCTGCTCGCCTCTTGCGTAAAGTCTTAGTCTATGGTACTCTCCCCATTGATCATAGAATCTACACGAAGTTCCCTTACGTCTAAACCACTCCCCCTCGATTGACTTAGCTACCCTAAGTCCATATTCCTCTGTTGATTTCTCCTCATCTGAAGCCATCTGGTTCGGGAAGGGTGATTGATAAATTGCTATTGAAGGTTTCTCCATTATTTTATTATTTCGCTTCTGTTACCACGATTGTCATATCTTACAAATTTAATACTTATTTTTGATTCTTTTTTATCATTCTCAAAAACATGTTTTTTGTTTGCCATTATAGCAAGACCTGAACTGATCGAGGCGTCATACTTTGTCCTATTATTTATCTCAAACTTAGCCCAGTCCTCTAAGGTCCTCGTAAAGTACATACTACCTATATCTCCAGAGTCCCTATAGGTTCCCTCAGAATCAAAGCCGACATACTGCTCGATGTAGGACTCTATAGATGACGCATGAGCCTGTTTAACATCCTCACTTGAGTTAGGTATACCACCAAGCTCTAACTCTGTCTTAGAGAGCTTGTTTCTATGCTTGTCTGGCCTGTTCATAGAGAAACCCCTATAGCCTCGCTTCTTGAAATGGTATAGCAGCCTCGCCTTGTTATTCTCCGCAAGTATGGGCATGCCATAAAATATACACGCCATAAGAACCTCTTCAAAAAATATCTCAGCGGTCTTTGGCCTGGCTACGTACTCTAGGAAAAACTCATTTGAAGGAGCATCCTCCATATGAAACTTCGTTAGTCCATGCAAGGAACCCTTGGATCCTCCACCTCCAACTACGCCAGATATATCATACGGGTCACAACCAAATGACCCCATGTGTTCATTCCCTGGGTACCTTACACCCTTCCTGTCTATGAAATTGTTTCTTAGATTAAAGCTAGGAACCCATGACACAAGAAACCTACCCTTTGGGTCTGGCGTCCATATGACCTCAGTGTCCTCCTCTCCTCCCTTCCAGTGAAAGTACCCCCTTGTCAATACCCTATCCTTTATGAGGGAGTCGTTGTAATCAACCTGTTGGTATATCTTGGTTAGGTTAAATATCGATTCCTTTGACTCGTCCCTAAATGCATGGGACTCAGTCCTGGGGAACTGTCTGTAATGTTCATTCAAGGCGTCAGGATCAGACTTAAGCGCATCGACCTCATTGTTCCAGTAGGTTATGACACCGTTGTCTATCATCTCCCCGTCCACGCCAGTTACAGGCTTTGATGGGTCATCGAATACAGGCCAACCGTACTGGTCTATATACCCCTCATAGTTCCATTCCATTGGAATAAATAAAGAGTAAAGACCACTCTTGGTTTGACCATTCGCAGACCTTAAGCCTACATTGCTTGCTGCAAATAATTTTTTAAAGTTTTCACCACCCTTTGACAGTGCGTTGGATGTTGATCCCATCATACACTTGCCAATGATCTTGCTACCCAAACGAAGGCATGTCTTTGTCACACGCCAATTATTAAGTATATTCTCAGGCTTCTCCCACTTTCCACTCTCGTCATGCACCAGTAGAAGTAGCTTCTCACCGTCATAGCTGTTCGTGGATGTATTCTTCCAATCTATAGTCGTGTCAAGCCCCTCTATTTCGTCAGTGTTCTCATTGCCCATATTTTTCCTTGTGATCTTGCTCGCAGGAAGCCTGAATGCTAGTTCAGTCTTTGGGTTGTCCATACCGTCCTGTATAGGCTTAAAGAAAAATGGGTAGTTCCTGACGATGGGTACAACCTTATCCGTGAACATCTTCTTTGCATCACTACCAGTCTTTGATAGTATACCTATCCTAGCATCCTTTGATATCGTACCAATGTTTGCACACTCCTCAGAGCTCATAAAGGAAAAACCTGAACGCCTGTTCTTTAGGTAGCACATTCCAAACGATCTATTGTCAGCCTTGCAGGCCTCCCAGAAGATGTATAGTATCCTGTTTGACTCCCTGAAGTCAGGGTGCCCGACATCTATCTTTGTCCATTGAAGGTACATGTAGTGAGACCCAGTCATGTATGTAGGCTTGCCGTTATTTATAAACCAATAACCGTCATCCCTCCTGTCAAACTCAGACTCTATATAGTCAACGTATTGAGACTTAAACTTATTATCCCTTCTGTTCCAATCAAATATTGTCTTGATACGAGAAAGCTCCTTAGGGTATTCACTTGCAGTCCATCTATTCCCCCTGTCATCTACCTCTTTTGGATTGCTTGGCAGGGCTACCTTTAGTCCACTTATGTCATAGATATCACCTATCGTCCCATCCTTAGATATCACGACAACGTCATACTTCTTGTCATACCCGTACTCCCATTTCTTAGCCCTATTTCTAGATACTATAGCATTCCTGCTTACATGGTCGTCTGATATTGTGTATAGATTATTTTCCATTTTTATTGGCCCTTCCCTCTGCAAAACCATTCTTTCCAGCGTCTATAACCTTGTCCTCAACACTGTCTTTCTCCTCCTCCTCTATTCGGTGAAGCATAGACAGTGCGTCGTCAAATGCTAGCTTCTTTGCGGATGCCGCATTCTTCATCTTGTCTGCAGTTATATCGTCCTCTGCATGAGTGATTATTGGCTCCTTTAGGACCTTTATCAACTCATTAATGGCCAGCTTTGCAGCCTCTAGTATCTCTATTTTTTTAGACATATATTTTTGTTATACATTCTGTAAAGAACCTCGTCTCCTATCCTGAACTCATACTCGCTGTCTGGGGTGAATGATATAATGTCTCCATGACTTACGTAGTCTATGTCTTCATTCTTAAAGACCAACTCTCCCCAAAGCTGTTCTAAGCTTCCAAGCTGAGTGAACATGTGATCATCAGAGTCTATTGGTTTTACAAAACAAAATGGAGACGGTGCGTTCCAGACGTCATCTCTTTTGTAAAGATATACCTGACTCGGCTCGACGATAAATACGTCGTCCATAACATAGTGCCAGCTAGACTTCTGATTCCCCTTCATGTCGTAGTAATACCTAAACACGTTATGGTGAACGATAACAATGTCTCCCTTTTTAATAGGGCCATTGTAGTATGTGGGCCTTGCTAAAACCTCTGCAAATCTATTTGACACGGTATGATCCTCCTGCGAGGTGCTTATAATAAACTCCTTTCCGTCATAGTTTCTTATGTTGTCATAACGCCTCCCATCGACAGGCTTTATAACGAAGCAGTATGGAGACTTCATATTAGAAGTCTATTTTAAACTCTATAGATACAGGCATGTTGGAGCTGAAGTCCTTCCATTTTACGATCTCATCATCCTTACGTATGTATATAGATATTGATGAATCCCCCTGTATTATTGAGTCTATTACATAGCTCCTTCCAAGAACCTCCTGACCAACAACGTAGTGCATGCACTTCATGTAGTCTGGGCCCACGGATATCTTCCTAACTATATTCACCCGTATGTAGATTAATATTTATATCACCATACTTAGAACTTATCTCTTCCTGATACGACGCCAGGTCATGTGCCCCCATCTCTAGGTTGGCAATTGTTGTAGTCTTTTGATTTTTTAACCTTACGAAGGTCATCTCAATGTCAGCTATCTGAAACTTTAGATCCCTGTAATTCTTGTTAAGCTCGACTAATTTGTCAAGCTCATCCTTTTCAATTTTTTTCATTTAATTTAATTTATTACCAGGCAGCAATAGCGACTCGCTTCCATGTATTTGCAGCTACGCATATATACATGTAACTAGCATCATAAGCGACAGTTCCAGATATACCAGTGGAAGTTGCAGTTGCTGGAACGACAGAAGTTATCATGTAATCTCTTAATGATTTTACAGTAAAATTCTTCGTAGCGTTAGCTGCATCTGAATCTGATCCTAATAGTAGATCGTTTTCTGATGGTACTGCTGTTGAATATGAATCTATCTTAGCCATGTCTTATTATTTATACAAATATAGCTAAATTATTGTTAGCTATTCTCTAACTGCTGAATCATTTCTAAATGTATCTTAGCTACTCTGTCTCTACCTGACTCACTCATAAGTAACTCATGGCATTCTCTATAGTTTGTCATAAAGAAGTTCTCGGATAGTATAGCAGGCATAGATGTGTCCATAAGAACAGTAAACTTTGCCTCTTTGTCAGGATCCCCATCTCCCATTGATGGTCTCATTTTTCTTTCAGGAAACTCAGCCTTAGCCTTTTCATAAAGAACTGTTGCTATAGGGTCTGATTTAGTTTCACCTGGAGATGTAAAAACCTCCCACCCGTTTGCAGATTCGTCGCTGAATCCATTGGCATGGACGCTTACATATATACAGGGTTTATCAGATGCTTTAGCTATTGAGTTTGCTTTATCAGTTCTATTTGATAAAGGAACATCTTCTGGAGTATCCACAAGATTTACAGCATCTATATTATTTGCTTCACATAGTACCATTAATCTGTCTACAATAGCTCTATTAAATACACCTTCATAAAGAACCTCGCCATTTGGCCATACTGGCGATCTTTTTCCTGATGTTTGATAAGCCCCATCAATAACACCACCATGACCATTGTCAAATATCCAAAGATATTTAGAAGCAGGAGCATGAGGCTTGATAGACATATCAAACTCTGTCTTGCAGTTGGGACATGTAATTATTTTTTCCATATTTTTATTATTATACCAGCTATTATGTAAGATATGCCTATGACCAGGATAGGAGCCATGCTACATTTTTGTTTTAACAGGTAAGGCAATTAAGCTGTCTTTTGATCGAAGAAACATTAAGCCTACAGCAAGCCATCCAGCCATACCTTCAGTTGTTTCTTTCTCTGTGTAAATCATTACGCCACAGAATATTAAAATTAAGCATCCTAATATAGTTGTTACGTAGTTTGAAAATAATCTATTTTTCATATCTTTTTTTTTACAAATATAATTAATCTATAAACAGTATATATTATAACTGCTATAATTAGCCAATTTAGAATCTTTTTCCAAAGAGGTGTTTTTTCGTAATACTTTATTGGTATCTTTCTTTCTATAATCTTTTCTACAATTACAGTGTCACATTCCCCATACACATAAATACTCTTCTTTATTGTATCGTGAAATATTTTTACAGTAAGTCTTTCCTTTTGAAGTATTAAAGTGTCTCTAGTTATCTCTGTAAAGAAATGTTCTGTAAATACTGTGTCATGAATAACACTAGGAATCTCAACAGTAACAGTGTCATGTATTGTTATTGTATCAGTAGTAAGTAAATATGGGTGTTTTTCTATAAGCCTAATAAACCTTCTTTGAGGTGAACAGGATGTAATAAGCAGCAGTATAAGTATAAATTTACTTACTTGCATGTATGGCATTAATAATTCTTAATTCCATTTGACCCATTTCAGTTTTTAATTCTGAAACCGATTTATCATTTGCTTGCCTATTTTCTTCTACTTGTACTTTGAGGGTATCTATTCTGTTATGCAGAGTTATATGCCCCTCTTTTTTGGCGGTTTTAATCTCTTCCATGTCTTGAGCTAGATTATCTAAAACTACTTGCTGGATCTCAACCTTCCCCTTCAAACTGTACCATACAGTTAATGCTCCCACCACTGCAGATAGTAATGATATCAACGCATCAAAACCAATCTGAAATCCTGTAACTTCCATTTTAAGCTTTATTTTTTTTGTTGTTTACATCCTCATCTATTTTTTTTTGACTTTCTAAATCGTCGATGTCTTCAGACCAAGCAGGAGTATTCATAAGTGCTAACGATTCTTGTGGTGTCATTGTCTGTAGAGGCACAACTGAACTATCTGCAATAAATGTAGGTTCGTGTTCGTCAAACCACTTTATTAAAAACTCTGTTCCGTCTAAACTTTTTCTAATCGTGTTTTCGTTAGTTTCTCCTATCTGTGAGAAATCAATCAAAGGCAAGTCTGCTATTTTTATTGTTGCATATACGTTTGGTAGATGTGACATATTTTTATTTTTTATTAATTCGTGTTTATGTTGGTACGTCTGCAACAAAATTTGCTCCACTCATATTTACCATCGCCATAGGTATACTTCCGATGTTGTCGTTTATCGTTGGGTATGTTGAACCATCTCCCATCCTCCACCAATTTCTAGGTGCAGATGCTAATGCAGATAAATCCGAAGGCAAACCGCTATTGTAAATTGTTGCTACGTTACTTGTTTCATCGCTATACCATAAAGCCGACTCGTCAATGTTTCCTTTGAAACCGAAAGCATCTGAAACAACTCTACCAAATGAATTAAATGTAAACGGATTAGCAGTTGAAATAGCAGACCCAAATGTTTCACCGTTTAAATATAACTGCACAGAATTGGATGCGTTTCTAACAAGTGTAAATTGCGCCCAAGTGTTCTGTGGAATATTGTTACCACCACTTTCAACAATAGTAAATAGTGTATTGTTTAATTTTAGCCTTACAATTGATGCCGATAGTAATGCTAAATAACTAGAGTTACTGTTGTAAAGACCCCAAGGGAAACACTCTGTATTCGTATTAAAAGAACCTGTAAACTTAAACCAAAAACTAAAAGTAAAAACTCCGTTTCTGCTTATGTTTGAACTTGTCGTTGTTCTCTCATCCTGACCATTAAAGGTTGTGCTTAATGTATTTGTAAAAGCAGGTGTTGAACCACCACCTTGCGAGCCGCCCCCTCCTCCTATAGCATTCGATATGGATATCTGCATTGGCATACTACCAGAGAGCTATAATAGCAGCAGTTACACTGGTTCCTGTAGACCAAACTTTAATGACCTGTACAGGTAGGAATGTCCCAGCATTGACAGCCTCAAACACAACATCGTCTCCGCCAGCTGTGGTAACCTTTACGTCCCCAGCTCCGCCTACGTACAGTACGCATGGCCATTGACCAGTTCCGCCACCTATATATGGGATGTCTGCGGTGTCGCTTTGTACTACTACCGCTGCTCTGCTTGCTTGTAATTTTTGATAAGGCATGTCTTTTTATTTTTTAGTGCTGCACCCATCGGCACCGTTCCTTGCTCGGTTCGTGAATGGGTTCTCAAGTACAAATTTACCATTTTTTTTCTTACTGACATCGTCACCACCCTGGCCGTCTATACCTCTGCGTCTCCGTTCCTTTGTATGCTCGGCACGGTACTTCTTCTGCTTGTCAGTCTTGTTAAGCTTTCTCTGGTATATCCTACGCTTCTCAGCCGCCTCTGGATTGTTCTCGTAGTATTTTGATGTCTTACTTTTTCCCATATGGAAATAATTTATTTAGCTTTTCCTGTCTCTCATCACATCCGCACGGCTTATTCAATGCCTTTGCCCCAGCCTTAACGATCTTCTGAACGCCAGTAAGCCTTGTCACCGCCTCAACGGTGTCTCCGATGCCTCTATGTCTCTTTATCTTTATCATCTAATATTTACCCCTCTTACTCTTTGGTGAGCTCTTTGTGGATCCACCCTTGCCAGCCCATAGGTTCTTGCAGGACCAGTACCTTGCCGTCAGCTTTGACGTTGCGGTTTCGCACTTATGCCTAGCCTTGAACGACTTTCGTGCAGCAGGGGAGTAGTTGTGCCCGTATCCTTTGGCACCAAAATGAAGAAGCTTCTCCTCTCCACCCTCGCATCCCTTGACCATCTTCTTCTTGCCTGGCCTTGTAGAAGGCCTTGGCTTGTTGCATGGCATGTCTTTCTTGTTAGCCATTATTTTTTTCTTATGGTTTTGGTTTTACCGTTTTCTGTTCTGGCGTATTTATGAGTTTCAGTTTCCCTGATTAAAGTTCCACTATATTTTTTACCTCCATACACCCAACTAACTTTCTTGGCCATAATTCTTATCTTTGTTACAAATACAAATATAATAAAATGATTCCAAAGGTAAAGAAAAGGATATCCAAGAGGGAGGACAAGATATTTTTTGCGAGGGAGGAGAAGTATGACTTCATGAAGCACTGGAGCGTGATCAGGAAGTGGGCCGTGATAAACTACGAGCTAAAATCGTCAGCAGACCTTGACATGCTCATGTTCCTGTACTCAGAGCACCTGTTCTCAAGAAAGAATTTCGACAGGTACGCAAACCATATGTCTTGGGACCGATTCAGGTTCGATAGACTCTTAGGGGATGGGTTTATTAGAAAGTTTAGGGAGAAGAGATGGGGTGAGGCACTTCTTTATGAGGTCTCACAGAAGGGAAAGAAGATGATAGCAAACATCTACAGAAAGCTTCTTGGATTTGACGAGCTGCCAGAGTCGCCACGTAGGAATAAGGTATTCAAAAGGACGGCACCCTTCTCCCACAAGATACTATCGATTGCGGTGAAGGATGCCAATAAAGACCTCAAAGAACGCAGGCGACGTCCTTCTCTTGAATGATGGTAAACCTGTCGTCTCCTATAAGGACGTCATGGGCAGACACCCTGTCGAATATGATGCTAGTGCCTGGCTCAATGCCAAGCACGTTATAGCCCGTGTCCTTCACGATACCCCTCTGGTATCGCATGTCGTTGGCGTCATCGTCACTCATTATGAGTCCGCTTGAGCTGGTCTTCTTCTCGTATACCCTCTCCAGTATTATGAACTTATTTAGTACCTCCATTGTCTCTCACGTTTGTTATTATTGAACTCGTACTCATTATCGTAGTGGCGACAGATACTGCGTTCTCTAACGCATTCCTTGTCACATTGGCTGGGTCTATGATGCCCATCTTTATCATGTCACCAACCCTGTCATTCTTCACGTCGTATCCAACACCGTCCTCCTTGAATCCTGTCATCTTAGAAAGGCCGTCCAGGCCAGCGTTCTCAAGTATCTGATTGAAGGGTGCAAAAAGTGCCGACCTTACTATCCTTGATGCAGGGCCTGAGTCATCAACCATAGGGATGCAGTTTAGTAGTGCTATCCCACCGCCAGGCAGTATGCCGCCCTCCAGTGCCGCCTGTACCGCACAGACAGCGTCGTCGATACGGTCACGCTTCTCCTTCTGCTCGATGTCTGTAAGCGCACCGACATGTATGACGCCAATTCCGCCAGATAGGTTTGCAATTCGCTCCTGAAGGAAGTCTCTCTCCTCCCTCTGCTCTGTCACCCATACAACCTTCTTCAGGACCTCGACATGATCCGTTATGGTATCACCCATCTCCTCGGACTGCATGATGACCGTCATGTCCTTTCGGACTACAATCTTCGCAGCACGACCAAGGTCCCCCATCTGAACAACAGACAGGTCATCCCCAGTGTCGTCAGAGAAGTATGTGCCGCCAAGAGCAATCGCAAGATCCTCAAGCAGCTCCTTCTTCCTGTACCCAAAGTTTGGTGGTATGATGTTGCAGACCTTTATCTTTCCCTGCAATGCATTTACATTCAGTGTGTTAAGCACGTTCTGACTAAGCTCACCTATGATGAGAAGGGACTTGTTCTGAGCCACTATCGGTTTCAGTATCTCCTCTATGTTGGCGAGGTTGCTGATCTCGTGGTCCGTGATCAATACGTATGGGTTCTCCATCACACACTCCTGCTTCTTCTGGTCGGTGATGAAGTATTTAGAGGTGTAGCCACGCTCGATACGCATACCCTTGACGATGTCTACATAGGTATCCGAGTTCATGCTGTTCTCTACCGTAACCATCTCAACCTCCTCAAAGGCACCAGCGATCATCTCGCCTACCTTCCTGTCATTGTTTGCAGATATGGTGGCGACGTCTCGTAGACGCTTACCGCTGACCTTCTTGCTCTTCTTCTTCAGGTGTGCGTCTATACGCTCGGCTATGGAGTTGATCTCCCTGATAACCTCGGTGACGTTTGTGGATCCGTCTATGTATTCCTGGGCCGCATCTATGATGGCCTCGGCAAGTACAATCGATGTGGTGGTACCGTCACCAGCCATGGTGGCCGTCTTCTCGGCAGCCTGGCGGATCATCATCACGGCAAGGTTCTCCGTAGGGTCGTAAAGGTTGATCGACTTGGCAACAGTCACACCGTCCTTGGTGACGGTTATTCCGCCCACATGGTTCTCGGACTCTATGAGGACAGTTCGACCCCTGGCACCGAGCGTGCTCTTTACTGCTCCAGCAATTTTTTTGATTCCAGCCCGTAGTTTTTCTTGGCCGCTGTCGCCAAGGTGTACCTGTTTTACTATCATTTGATTGAATTATTTTTACAAATATACAAAAAACCCACCGTTTAGGTGGGCTTATCGTTAAATTTTTAAAGTTAGTCTACTTCTTCTTCTTCTTAGACCTTGGGGTCATATGTGAGAAGGGGACATGGTTAGGCACCGTGTAGTACTTCTGGAATCCTTTACCAACAAGATCACCACTACCTACGTCATATATAGCCCCACTCTTTCCTGCTCGGTATTTCTTGGACCTCATCATCTCATCTGCCTTCTCAGCGGATATATTTGCTGAAGTCTTATTATCGGAACCGTATACCTTGAAACTGTCAGTTTCGGGTATAATAGCCAGTGCCCTGTCTCTCGTTGTGGTCTCTGTGAACCTTCTGCTGCTGCTGTATTTATTTAGTGCCATATCATTCCTATTTTTATTATTAGTAAGTTGAGGTGAAACTCATATGTATCACTCTCCTCGTCTGGGCTGTAGAACTCAAAACCTATGTTGATCCCAAATCGGATCCTGTTCTCAAAGACTATCTCCCACATCTATCTCTTGTATAGCCCGTGGATGTGTCCGCCAAACTGTCTGCGTGACTCTGCGTCGTAGTGTGCGTCCTTCTTAAGTGCGTGTGCGTGGTCGAAGTCGTTCTTGGCCGCAGCCATCTTTCCTTGGGCCGCCTCATAGCGTCCGTCTATACGTAGCTTTCTCTCGTGAGAGTAGTCGTCCATAGAGGACTCCTTGTCTTGGTGCTTGTTCATATCTATTTATTTTTTTTTCGTTGCTTTAAAGACATCTTGTTCAGCTTGTTTATCATCGGCTGATTAGCCTTCTGCTGACGTGCGTCCATTCGGTTGGCTGGAAGTACGTTGTTCTCTGGCTTCGCTGCCTCTTTTACCATAGATGATGGTAGGTTTCTGAATGCAGATCCTGCAATCGCACCCTTTATTGCGGATTCAGAAAGTTTGTTAAATGCATTCTGTTTTGCCTTCTTCATGTTGATGACAGTCCTGTTCTTCACTCCCTCGTCCTTGTACTTCTGGACCTCGATCCGCTTGTTTCCTCGCTCGATCTCCTTCTCGACGCCACCCTTTGTACGTGTGACAGTCTTCTTGACCACACCGTTCTTTGACACCTGACGGGTCTTAACTCCGTCCTTGTTGGTCTTTGTTACCTTTCTCTTTTTAGGCTTGTCCATCGTAGAGACAGCTGAGTATGCTCTATTCCCAGCACCCTTCTCAGCACCCTTACTCTCGTCCCGTCTGTCCTTAAGGCCCTGTGTCTTCTTTCCGTTTCTTGATCCTAGTGACTCGTCGAGTCTTGAATTGTATCCCTGTTTCATGTCTTTAATATTATAGTACAAATATAAGACTTTTTTTTAGCTTGTCAGATATGCGTAGCAATTGGGTAATATATATATATGACGACGACGACATCAAAAGGAAACTGATTTCAAAACGCTATGGGGGGTGTTGATTTACTATGCGTGCATAGGATTTTTTGGCTTTTCAATACCTAACCTACTATGTATCAGGTCATTACGTTTGACGTGACTACCTAACTATCTGCCTAACTATCTGACTATCAGCAGACTGTATAAAACCTCAGACCAACCTACCTATCAATCGGTCTGACTATAGGCATGCATGCATGTGTGTACGCATGTGCATGTACGCACGCACGCACGAGCGAGCGAGCGAGATGTTATGCATGCATAGCAATTGGTCGGTCAATCGATTTGTTATGCGTGCATATATTATGCATGCATAGGAATGTTGATAAAATAAGGCAAATGTTCATAGAGGGCATTTAGAGACGTTCTAAGAGACTTTAGCCTCTCGCTAGTACTACACCATTAAAAAGTTGAGATGTGCGAAAACCCAGTAAACATAAGGGCTGTAGAGCCGATATTCATATATACCTACCAATCAGCCTATATTTTAGCCTATCTGCCGTTTGACATTCTCATTGGCTTACATACGTACAGGCAGAGAATAACATATGCCCTAAAAAATTGCACCCAAAAACAAAAACCTAACTTGTTTATATGAAATAAATTGCAAGTGCTTGTACTACAGCATGTTAGGTACTGATTCAATGACACACAAACCCGTCAACTACGTAGCACCCACTAAGTATAACTACGTAGATCGGTCTACGTAGTAACACGTAATCTTCAAACCTTATAAAAAAAAATGATGATAGAACGATTAAGTATTCCGAGATTTGGTACCAGAAGCAAACGAGCAACTGTTGAGATTTATAACGAGGCGACAAGCCATAGCGAATGAGACGAGAGGACATGGGGCATCTGCCCACGCTACTAAAGAAATCACGTGATAGGATAACACGTTTCCAGTAACCCCTAGTGGGCGAAGCAAAAAGTTCCAC